CCGCTGAAGTTTTTCAGCCTAAGTGGGACTCTACCTACAATTCCTTTTGCTCGTCTTTTGTGCCAAAATACTCGTCCAGGGCTGAGAAGTACCCCTGTGGACTGGCCATGAAGGCTTGCGACTGGTGGAAAGGTGACGCTTCGCGTCAAGGGTATTTGTCCCACGTCCTACGCGGTGTTCCATTCGATTATGATCATCCTTCTCGATACGCTGAAGTACCGACGGTTGGTAAGGTACGATCGATGATCATCCCCTCAGTTTCTTTGGACCTTTTGGGTCCTTTACATAAGACCATGTACCAACACATGGCGTCGCTTCCGTGGGTCCTTAAAGGCCCTCCCACTTGCGACAAACTGAGGGGAGTACTTGACAAAGAATGGAAGACCTCTGTAGATCTTGTGGCGGCTTCGGACGGCTTAACCCTCGACGTAGCGGACATTTGCCTTGATCGGCTTCAGTCCACGGCTACGCAGGTTCCTGCCGGGATTTTTGAGAGGGCTCGCAACAGCCTTCGACCTCTACTTACTCATGATGGCGATGTTTACCGGATCGCCTCCGGCCAAAATATGGGTCAGTACCTCTCTTTTCCTCTTCTCTGTTTTCAATCATACGTGGCCACGCGTTGGGCCAGCAGAGATTTGGATGCCTCCATTCTGATCAACGGTGATGACTGCCTGATCGGTTCTTCGTCCTCGGACTTAGTCGACCGATACCCGCAGCATCTTCAGATCAACCGAGATAAGACTGCAGTCTCCCGTTCCGTAGCGGAGATTAACAGCACTCAGTTTGTGAAGTTTGGAGAGAGATGGAGGGAGATAGTGACGGCGAGAAAATTAGGTGGTTCCATCCATTACCTATCAGGACACAAGCACATGGCTCAGTCATGTATTAGGGCAGGGCGTAAGTGGATTAATGCGTTTATAGAGACGAGAATTGGACGTAGGCAACGTTTGAGCCCTACGGACATTGGCTTCTCTCCTACAATACCGGCAGTCTTCTGGAGACAGTTTGGCATGCCGCACAAGCGCATTATTCCTTTCTTTAAGCCCCTAACTGATGATAGGTTGGAGATAGTGGATAGGAAACCAAATCCCCAGGACGCGGAAGAACTCCGGGAAACACTGTTTAATGGCGGTCGGCATAAACCTGACTCTGAACCAGACTATCGTGTGAAGGACCTGAGATATCGAAAGGTCGTTACACGCAGTTTTAACGGTGGATCCCACTTGAGGTACTTACGAGTCGTGGGGGGAGAGAAAAAAATAAGAAAAGAAATCTTCTTCCGGGTGGCTCAACCGCCTCCCAGACCGGAGGATCCCGTTGTACCGCCTCCTGCTCTGTGGGAGCGTGCGGTAGCCATTATGGCGGACAGGGTCTTGACTAAACGAGGAGAAGATTTCAACAAAAAAATGGGAGAATTTAATGAGAGACGGTGAAGAGGACGCCTCGGGGGACGATCCCCTTCGGAGGGCTTGGGATAGAGGAAAGGCTAGTAAGAGTACTAGTACTATGTGGGTCTACGATGTAGAAGGGTGCTATGATAGCGGAGTCGGTAGGGGGGTGTTACCTTTGAGTGACGAATAGTGGCGGCGCACGTTAAGAGAGACGGGTAATCTTAAAAAGAGCTTTAAGTGGATTGCCGGATCGGGACGTTAGTTTCGGAGGGGTACCTAACTGCTGGTACTTAAGACCGATTAACCCGATGGTTGTGAAGCGCTCTCTCTTTTCTTCTGTGTCAAGCTATTCCTCTCCTCATTCGGCCTACAATACCTACTGGCGATGATGTAATCTCTCGGCGGGGAACCGGCGAGAGGGACGACGCGCTTCGGCTGCGTTTCATAGTAAGAAAATACATTGCTAAACATAGGAAAATATAATGAAAACCGGACTGATTGCAGAGCCCTCCTTAGGGAGGACCCACTGTCAATGCCGGG